TAAAAATGTAAAAGTATATTCAGAGACAGTTCCAATACTGATCGATAATTTAAGTATTCTTCTTGTTCCATGGATTAATCAGGAAAATCAAGAAAAAACTTTAGCGATGATTAAAAAATCTAAATCTCCTGTTTGTATGGGGCATTTAGAACTTCAGGGATTTAAAGTAAATGATTATGTTGTAATGGATCATGGGTTTGATATTAGTCCATTTAAAAAATTTAAAAAAGTATTTTCTGGACATTTTCACACAAGATCCACTCAAGATAATATTTCATATCTAGGAAATCCTTATGAAATATATTGGAATGATTGTGCAGACACAAGGGGATTTCATTTATTTGATACAGAAACCTTAGAAGTTATACCAGTAAATAATCCATATAGATTATTTTATAAAATTTATTACAAAGACACTGATTATCAGTTATTTGATGCGAGAGAGTTAGAAAATAAAATAGTAAAAGTTATTGTAAAACAAAAATCAGATACTAAACAGTTTGAAAAATTTATTGATAAACTATATGCTACTAATGTAGCAGAATTAAAAATAGTAGAAAATTTTGAATTTAGTGGTTGGTATGATAAGAATGAGTCTGATATGTATGAATCTGAGGATACCATGTCTATTTTAAATCGTTACATAGATGAATCAGAAGTAAACTTAGACAAATCTATTGTTAAAAAAATGATTGGTGAAGCTTATCAACAAGCATGTGAGATGATATAATGTTTATCTTAACAATCACAGGAAAAGAAAAAGAGGGTGCGTATTCAGTAGAGGATGAAAGTGGTGTTCGGATTCTATATCTTTTTGAAGAAGAGGATGATGCTGAAAGATATGTTATGATGTTAGAAGATGAAGATTATCCAGAAATGACTATTATGGAAGTTGATGATAATTTAATAATTAAAACCTGCGAATATCATGGATATGATTATACAATTATAACATCTGATGATATCGTAATACCACCAAAAATTAATCATGATATTATTTGAAAACATACGCTGGAAAAACTTTTTATCAACTGGCAATCAATATACTGAAATAAATTTAACCGCTAATGACACAACATTAATTATTGGTGCAAATGGTGCAGGTAAAAGCACGATATTGGATGCGTTGACTTTTAGTCTATTTGGAAAATCATTTCGTAAGATTACTAAATCTCAATTAATAAATTCCACTAATGAAAAAGACTGCGTTGTTGAGGTAGAATTTTCTATTGGATCTGTAGGGTGGAAAGTAAGAAGAGGAATAAAACCAGCAATATTTGAAATCTATAAAAATGATAGTTTATTAGATCAGTTCTCTTCTGCTAATGATCAACAAAAATGGTTAGAGCAAAACGTAGTAAAGATGAATTATAAATCTTTTACTCAGATTGTAATTTTAGGGAGCAGTGCTTTTGTTCCTTTCATGCAATTGTCTAGTCCTAATCGTAGAGAAGTGATAGAGGATCTTTTAGATATTAAAATTTTCTCTTCGATGAATAATATATTTAAAGAAAAAATTAGATCAATTAAAGAGGAAATAAAAGTTCTTAATCTTAAAAAAGAATCTTTAAATGATAAAGTTTCTATGCAAAAAAGTTTTATTGCAGAGATAGAGAATAGAAGTAAAGAAAATATAGAAGAAAATAAAAAGAAAATGAGATCGATAGGTGATG